TAGGGCAGATAGTTTTAACACCTCCTGTAATGGAAGATATGCAGGTTATAACTGAGGCAACTTATTTAGATGGTCATCATTATGATGTGATGAGTGAGCAGTCTATTAGTTTTGGTAAAGCAGAAATAGAAGTTAATAATCCTAAGCACGAATTTGCAGGGCATAGTAAAGTAACAGAACCTTTAATTTTACCAAATGAAATCTAACTTATTAGCAATTTTATATTTCGTATTTGGCTTCATAACTTCGTTATTTATGATGTTTTACGGACAAGAAAACTATATTGTTTTTGGTGGAATAACATTATTTTTTTATTTAACTTTTAGTTTAACGGAAGCACTTGAAGAATTGAACTTATGAAAACACAACTATCTTTATTATTAATATCTATACAATCAAAACTTTTGACACTTATATCTATTTGCTTTGCATTTTTTTTACCTATATCAGGAATCTTAATAATGATAGGAGTATTAATAGCTATTGATACTTTTACAGGTATATGGAAAGCTAACAAATTAAAAGAAAAGATAACTAGCAGAAAGCTGTCAAGTATTATAAGCAAGTTAGCACTGTATGAAATTACTGTGATTATGTTTTTCCTTATAGATCAATTTATACTCAATGATATTATACTAACATTCTTTAGCGTACCACTTATGCTAACTAAAGTAGTAGCACTAGTATTAGCTAGTATTGAAGTAATGTCAATCAATGAGAACTATAAGATAGTAAAAGGGATAGACCTATGGCAGTCAATGAAGTTATTATTTGCTAGAGCTAAGGAAGTTAAAGAGGACCTAAACAAACTGAAATGACTAGATGGGAACTTACATCTAAATACGGTACTGCTAATGTAACAGGTGCAGGATATTTAGTAAAGATTAAGCTACCTTATCCAATGCGTATAGCTTGGGATTTGGACAGCACTGTCAATACTATGATGTGTCATAAGTTAGTAGCTGATAATTTCATATCTGTATTTAATGAACTACTATCTACCTATGGATATGATAAGATTAAGGAGTTAGGTATAGATTTATTTGGTGGATGTTTCAACTATAGAAAAATGAGGGGAGGAAATGCTTTGTCTATGCATTCATGGGGAATAGCAATCGACTTAGACCCTGCAAGAAACTTACTTAAGGAGTCATCAAAGACTGCAAGATTTGCTAGACCTGAATATAAACCAATGATAGATATTTTTTACAAGCATGGCTTTATATCTTTGGGTAGAGAAAAGAATTACGATTGGATGCATTTTGAAATAAAAGAGTAATGGCAAAAATAAAATTAGAGACAACAAAAAAGGTTAAGCCTAAAGTTAAACGTACAAACGTACACGCAAAAAGCAAGACTTCTAAATTGAAGTCAAGTAAAAATTACAAGAAACTTTATTCAAGACAAGGAAAATGAGAAATTTTTTAGCCGGAACGAAAACAGGAAAGTCAAAGACAGCGAAGTATTACCAAGAGCATCCTGAAGCGAGAAAAAAGAAAGTAAAATATGATATGAAGTATCATGATACTGAAGAGCGTAGAAAATACCGAAGAGATTTAGAGCGTACTAATAGAAAAAATGGTACAAGTGGAAACCACGATGGTATCGATAATGCGCATGTATCTAAAAACAAAACAGCCCCTCAATCGCAATCTAAAAACAGAAGTGATAAATCAAATAACTTTTTTAAAAAATAAAACATGTTTAGAGTATTACTATTATTATTTGTGCTATATGGTTGCTCTGCGCAATATCATTTAAACAAAGCTATTAAGAAAGGCTATACCTGTGAAGAGACAGGAGATACCATAAAAATAACAACATTAGATAGCATACCTGTGATTATTAATGATACTATAGTATGGGAGAAATTCATCACTACTAAGGATACCATTATTAAATACAATACTGTTTATGTTCCTAAAACTAGACAAGATAAAAGAATAGAGTATAAAATAAAAGTAAAAACTATCTACAAAGATAGGATAGTTGAGAAGGCTCAAGCTAAGGCAGAAGGCAAAAAAAATCAACCAAAAAAGAATTTCTTTTGGCTTGGAGTTTTAGTCGGAGTGTTACTTTCAATTATTATTTCATCTCTTTGGAAAATATTTGTTAAAAAAGCATTACATTTGTAACTAACTTAAATTAAATAAAATGAAAGACAATGATATTAAAGATATTATTTTTGTAACAGAAGAAGAATTAAAAAACATCAGAGAAATGAATGGTGATTTTTCTAAAGCAAAAATGAATCTCGGTGATTTAGAATTGCAGAAGCAAAGCTTGATAAAATACATAGATAGTATCAAAGATGTTTTTACAAAACATGAAAAAATACTAATGGAAAAATATGGCGATGATGCTGTAATAAATATTGAGACAGGAGAAGTAACAAAAAAACAATAAAACAAAATGGGAAAAATAAGTACATATTCAGTTTTATCAACACCAATAGCAACAGACAAGTTAATTGGTACTGATGTAACTACAAATAATGAAACAAAAAACTTTACTATTGATAGTTTATTTACTGTTGTTGTAACTTTACCTGTTTTTGCTAATAATGTTGCTGCACTTGCAGGAGGTCTTGTAATAGGACGACTTTACCAAACTGTTACAGGAGAGGTAAGAATTGTAGTATAATTTAATTAAAAAAAATGGAAATAAGAAAAATTTCTGTTGGGCCTGACTATAAAGGAGGTGCAATGCATTATATCGTAGGACAAAAAGTTTTAAATGAAACGTATGAAATTCATTTAATTAAACTTGAAGACTTTACTCAATCTATAAAAATATTCATCATAAATGAATCAAATGAGATTCTTTTGTGGAAAGAATTTACACAGACTATTCCAATCTCTATTGAATACAATATATTTTATTAATGAAATCCCCATTTTATTTTATTGTTGAATCTTCAATAAATAAGAGGTACAACAATACAAAAACCATTAGTGGATTAGAAGTCATTACAAGCACATCTGAAGAAGACCATATATCTTCAAATAGATTTGCTAAAGTAATAGAAGTTCCATTAGGTTATAAAGGCCCAATATCTTCAGGAGATATATTACTTGTTCATCATAATGTATTTAAGTTTTATTATGACATGAGGGGAAATCAAAAAAGTGGTAAGAGTTTTTTTAAAGACGATAAGTTCTTCATTGAACCCGACCAATTCTATATGTATAAAAAAGATGGTGTATGGCATTCTTACGACAAGTATTGTTTTGTTAAACCAATAGATGCTATTGATTCTTATATAAAGAAACCATTTAGTGATGAGCCTTTAATGGGTGAGATGTTATATCCAAATGATTATTTAATTAGCAAAGGAATAAATAAGGGGGATATAGTATGCTTTTCACCCGATTGTGAATATGAGTTTACTGTTGATGATGTAAAAATGTACAGAATAATAGATAATCAAATAACAATGAAATTAAATTGATGGACACAAAAGAAATAAAACTAAAAATTATTGCGGCAGGCCATAAGGCAGTTGAGCAATTAATAAAAGTCGCAGAAGAAAATATTATTAAAAAAGATACTGATGACGAGTTGGCTGCAGATAGATTAAAGAATGCTGCTATGACAAAAAAGTTAGCAATATTTGATGCCTTTGAGATACTAAATAGAATAGAACAAGAAAGAGAAAGTCTTGAGTCTTTAGAAAAGGGAGTAAGTAAAACAGATACTAAACAAGGGTTTGCAGAAAGACGTTCAAAATAACTTATATAGTATACAAAAAGATTTTGTATCACCATCTATACTGTCCAATAAAAATAGGGCAAGGTCTTGGATATATGGCTATGATGATAAGTATGACATAGTTGTTATATCTAAAAACGGACAGGTAGGTCAAATAGTAAATATATCAGGGTTAAATATAGGGCTTCCTCCTGTTCCTGAGAAAGTATATAGAAGAAGCGATAAAAAATCTGAGCAGTATTGGCAGAGAGAAGACTTACCAAGAGAACTAGCAAAGATACAATCAATTTTCCATTGGAATGAAATGCCATCACAATTTAAAGATAGATTGGTAGATTACATTGAGAATGAATTTGATTATAGAGAGCGTGGCTTTTGGTTTATGAATAATGGAGAGCCAACATATATTACAGGCTCTCATTATATGTACCTACAATGGGCAAGTATTGACATTGGATACCCTGACTTTAGAGAAGCTAATAGAATATATTGGATTTATTGGGAGGCATGTCGTGCCGACAATAGGTCATTTGGAATGATATACCTAAAGATAAGACGTTCAGGATTTTCTTTTATGGCATCTTCTGAATGTATAAATGTTGGTACTCTTGCAAGAGATGCAAGGGTTGGAATACTATCTAAAACAGGAGCGGATGCTAAAAAAATGTTTACGGATAAAGTTGTTCCTATAAATAGTAGGCTTCCATTTTTCTTTAAGCCTATTATGGATGGTATGGACAAACCAAAAACTGAGTTATCTTTCCGTATACCTGCATCAAAGATTACAAAAAAGAACATGTATAATTCTGAGGAAGATACAATTGAGGGGTTAGATACATCAATAGATTGGAAGAATACAGAAGATAACTCTTATGACGGAGAAAAGCTATTGTTCTTGGCTCATGACGAGAGTGGAAAATGGCTTCGACCAAATAACATTAAAGAAAATTGGCGAGTAACTAAAACTTGCCTTAGATTGGGTTCTAAAATTATTGGTAAGTGTATGATGGGTTCAACCTCAAATGCTTTATCAAAAGGTGGTAGTAACTTTAAAGACATCTATGAAGATTCTTCAGTACTACATAGAAATGCAAACGGGCAAACTAAAAGTGGACTATACTCATTATTTATTCCTATGGAATGGAATATGGAAGGATTTATTGACTTATATGGTATGCCTGTATTCAATGCTCCTGAAGAACCAATACTAGGAGTAGATAAAGTATTAATAAAGAATGGTGCTATTGATTATTGGGAAGCAGAAGTTGATTCATTAAAGAGTGATGCTGATGCATTAAATGAATTTTACCGTCAGTTTCCAAGAACAGAATCTCACGCTTTTAGAGATGAAAGTAAACAATCGATATTTAATCTAACAAAGATATATCAGCAAATTGATTACAATGATTCAACAATAAGAGAACATCATACCACTCGTGGAAGCTTCCATTGGAGAGATGGTGTGCAAGATTCAAAAGTTATATGGACACCTGATTCAAGGGGAAGATTCTCTGTGAGTTGGATTCCAAATAAATCAATACAGAACAATGTATACAATAGAAATGGAACTGCTCATCCGGGCAATGAACATATGGGGTCATTTGGATGTGACTCCTATGATATATCTGCTGTAGTAGGTGGTAGGGGGTCAAACGGTTCTTTACATGGCATGACAAAATTCCATATGGATGAAGCTCCTGTAAATGAATTTTTTTTAGAGTATATTGCAAGACCGCAAACTGCGGAGATATTTTTTGAGGAAGTGTTAATGGCTTGTATTTTTTATGGTATGCCTATACTAATAGAAAACAATAAACCAAGGCTACTATATCATTTTAAAAATAGAGGATATAGAGGATTTTGTTTGAACAGGCCTGACAAGTTGTATAACAAGCTGTCTAAGACAGAACGTGAACTTGGTGGTATACCAAACTCATCGGAAGATGTAAAGCAATCACACGCATCTGCCATTGAATCTTATATTGAAAAATTTATAGGAATGGATTTAGCAGGTAACTACAGGGATTCAGATGAAATAGGAACAATGCCTTTTACAAGAACATTAGAGGATTGGGCTAAATTTGATATAAACGATAGAACTAAATTTGACGCTTCAATTAGCTCAGGATTAGCTATAATGGCTAATCAAAAACATATATATATACCTG